CACTAAACAAGTGCAAGTTACCACAGTTCCAGCCGGCACAACATATGCAACTAAAAGTGGTGAAATGGTAAAAAATACCAGTGGAACACCAATTCAAGTTACTCAAGGTGAAAGTGAGGTTAAAGAAGACCAAGATATTGATTTAACCGTTGACCCTGATAAAAGTGCTGATGGTATGGGTATGTTTGAAACATCTAAAGATGTTAAATACCAAGAAAAAAAAGATAATAAGTTAATCTTTGGTGGTGAAAAAAAAGAAAGTAAAGGAAAGAAAACTGATGTTATCAAAAGAAAAATTAAAAAAGGTTTATCTGATAAAGTTAGTGGTAAAAAATCTATGGCATTACCTATTGGTGGTTTAACTACAATGGTTAGCAACTTAGGTATGATGCAAGAAGGTAAGAAAGAAAAGAAAAATCCTTGGGCTATTTGTACAGCACAAATGGGTAAAGAATTTGGCACAACAGAAAGAAGCGATTGGTCAAAAGACCAAATGGATAAATACGAAGATTGTGTTATGGGTGTTAAAAAAACAATCAGAGAAGGTTTAAACGTTAATGAGTATTTGATGGAAATGGAAGTTGAACGTATGTTACAAAAGAATGTTTCACCAAAAATGACTAAGAAGGATTTCTTAAATGTTGTTTTTGAAAGTTCTCCAACAACTAAACCGGACACTAAACCAACAACAAAACCTGGTACTAAACCAACTCCAAGTACTCCGTATTCACCAAAACCGGGACCTAAACCAAACCCTAAAGCAAAGAAAAAAAGCGAGGTTGATGAACAATCCCCAACAACAAAACCTGAGACTAAACCAACAACAAAACCGGGAACAAGACCTAACCCATCAACACCTTATTCACCAAAACCGGGTCCTAAACCTAATCCTAAAGCAGGAAAGAAAAAAATACCTTCATTCTTGAATTGGAATAAAATTGGAGTTAGATTTTAATAGAAATGAAAAATATAAAACAAATTAAGAGTCAGTTACAGAAAAAAATGATAAGCGAAGGTTTATCTAAAACAGAAAAAAATCTTATGAAAGAAATTAACAAACATTTGATTCAAGAAGCTCCAATCAGTTATGAAGGTCCTGAAAGAATGAATCCTGAGTTACAAGGTAAAATTGAGAGAAAAGATACTCCGTATTCATCGCATCCAGCAATGCCTAAATATAAGAAAGAAAGTGGTAAAGATTTTATCGAAATAACATCTTCAAAAAGATTTAAAGATTCTGTTGCAAAAGTAAGACACTATTTGGGAGACACTCGTTCTATCCAAGGACAAAACCCTATGATGTCTCTTATGATGACAGTTATGGGTGCGTTACAACAAATCAAATCAATTGAAAATAGAAACAAAGAGTATTTGGAAAATTTAGCTGTTGATTTGGTTAAAAAAGAAATGGGTATTCCTGATGGTTCTATGAACTTTGAAGCTGAATTGGTTTCAGGTCAATTAGGTGCGGCACCGGGAATGCAAGGAGGTGGCGAAGAACCGGATGAAGAAGAAGTAGAACAAGCTTTCCAAGAAAATCCAGAGGGTGTTGAAGATTTTATGGATGCTATGGATAAGTTTAATTTGGAAAAAGCTAAAAGAAGATTTATTAATTCACTAATCCAAGGTGCCTCAAAAAAAGGACACTATATGTTTGAATTAGTAAGAGATGAATTAAATAGATTAAGTCCAAATTTAGTTAATTTATATGGTGTTACTCAATCGCTTATGGACCATCTATATTGGTTAATGCCTGATATGGAAAATATGGTCGCTGGTGGTGGAGGACAAGCTGGTCAATCTGAGTTTGAAACAGACGAAGAAACCGGCATCCCAACAGTTAAAGCTAAGGGATTAACATTCCCTATATTAATACACGAATTGATTAAGGGTGTATATGAAGTATTTGGAACTCACGGATTACCTGATGACCCAAGACAAGCTGAAATGGTTATCGCCGCTGAAGATACATTACCTGCCGAGGTATGGGATATGAGATTAGGACCTATTTTTTGGGAAAAATTCATGCAAGCACATCCGGCAGAACTATTTGAAGAAGAACAAAAATATCTACAACATTATTTGTTTATGAGATTTTCAAAGTTAGAACCAGAAGAATTTTTTGAATTATCAAAACAAATTTTGATGGGTCGTCCTGAAGCAAATAAAATATTGCAAAGAATGGTCGATGAAATCGTTGCCGAATTAAAGGAACGAGAAATGGAAGAAAAAGGAATGAGTGGTGAAGATTATGACGATGATGAAGATTTTGACGTTCCTGGCTTCTAATATATATTATGGCTAATTTAACAAAAGAACAATTATTACTTGAATACGTTAAGTGCATGAAGGATACGCCTTATGCGCTTAAAACTTATTTACAAACATATGATAACACGGTATCAAGATATGTACCGTTAGAGTTATTTCCCGACCAATTATCATTATTAGACGATTATGAAAACTACAATGAAAATATTGCATTAAAATATCGTCAGGCCGGTGTATCCACAGTAACTGCCGCTTGGATATCGAAAAAATTAGTATTCGCAAAGAAAGAAAAACCTGAAAAAGTTTTGATTATTGCGAACAAATTAGATACTTCGATGGAGATGGCAAATAAAGTTAGGGCGTTTATTAATCAATGGCCTGCTTGGACAAATGCTGGATTTGCAGCTGAAAAGAATTCACAAAAACATTATAAACTAACTAACGGATGTGAAGTTAAAGCGGTTGCAACATCAAAGGATGCGTTAAGAGGTTTTACCCCAACAGTATTGGTATTTGATGAGGCCGCGTTTATTGATGCGGATTCTGACTTTTGGGCTGCCTGTATGGCGTCCTTGTCTACCGGTGGTAAGGTAATTGTGGTATCAACTCCAAACGGATTTGACCCGATTTATTATGAAATTTATGACCAAGCATTAAGAGGAATGAATGATTTCAAAATCTCTGAAATGTATTGGTTTAGAGACCCAAGATACAATAAGGATATCTATTTGGTTAAAACAGATGATATTATCCATTATTTATTGAACAGGGAACAATACCCAAAGGATACAATTATTGATTATTCTGAAAAGATTAAAGATAGAGATTTTGAAGACTTAAAAACTTATTTTGATAGAGGTTATAAGCCGTGTTCTGATTGGTTTGAGAAAATGGTTAAAAAACTCAAATATGACAAACGTAAAGTATCTCAGGAATTGGAAAACAACTTCTTAGGTTCTGGTGATAACGTATTTGATTCAAAACTATTACAAAGTATCCACGAGAATATGATTAAAGACGCTCCAACAAAAATGATGAGTAATGCTTTATGGATATGGGAAGAACCAATTATAGGTCACAAATATATTATGGGTGTAGACGCTTCAAGGGGAGATTCTGAGGACTTTTCTTGTTTTCAAATTATAGATTTTGATGAAAGAAGACAAGTTGCAGAATACATTGGGAAGATACCTCCAGATATTTTGGCTGAGATAGTTTATAAGTGGGCGTTAATGTATAACGCTTTTGTTGTTGTCGATATCACGGGAGGTATGGGTGTTGCAACTTCAAGAAAACTACAAGAATTAGGATTTAAAGATTTATATGTTGATGGTGTTGATTTAATGAATAAATGGAAATGGGACCCTAAAGCCCAAGAAAAAATTCCTGGTATCAACTTTAATAACAAACGTGTTCAGATTATTGCGTCCTATGAAGAAGCGTTGAGACACGGGTTTGTTATTCGTTCTTCACGTTTATATAACGAGATGAATACATTCATTTATGTAAATGGTAGACCTGACCATCAAAAAGGTCATCACGATGACTTAATTATGTCATTGGCAATGGCAACATATGTTGCGGAAACTTCATTTACAAATTTAAATAGAGTTACCGAACAAGCAAAAGCAATGATTAATGCTTGGGGTGTTGCAAATAACGAAAGTGCTAACAAACAATTAGATTTTAACCCATCCTTACCTGTTATGTCACCGACACAAGTTAGACACAATCAAAATGAACCAACCAAAAATGATTATATGAAATATGGTTGGTTATTTGGTGGAAGGTAATATTTATTAACATGAGTTTACGTCATAGGAAAAAAAGTGGAAACAAATTTGCTGGCTCCAAGACAATTGTCCGTGGAGGTAATGGTCCCGCAATACTAACGGTTAAACCGGGTGGTGAAAACAAAATTAATAGACAGGGTCCATTAGACCCACGAAATCCAAATGGAACAACTCTTTAATTGACTAGAAAATATACTAAATTAAGGATATGGAAAATAATAACAATCAAAATTTAACGGTCTGGCAGAAGTTAACACAAGCCTTCGGTCCAAATTCGTTATTAAATCAAGATTATCCAACCTATAAGTTTGATAAGAAGGAACTTTTAAAAACCACAAGTAAGCAAGAATATGATAAAGAATTGTTACAATCTCAACAATCATTTTATCTTGCAAACCAATGGACAAAGATTGAAAACAATCTTTATACTCAAGCAATATACTACGAACCAACTCGTTTAGCTTCATTTTACGATTATGAATCTATGGAATACACTCCTGAGATTTCAACAGCGTTAGACATATACGGAGAAGAATCCACAACAGTCGACCAAAATGGTTATATGTTACAGATTTATTCAGAATCAAAACGTATTAAACAAATTTTAACTGATTTATTCAATAATGTGTTAGATATTAACACCAACTTACCAATGTGGACAAGAAATACTTGTAAATATGGTGATAACTTTGTTTACTTAAAGTTGGATTCTGAAAAAGGTGTTGTGGGATGTTTTCAATTACCAAATATTGAAATTGAACGTTTAGAGAAGGGTATGGCCGCTAAAGCAGCGTCACGTACCGATGGAGATAATCCGGATACAAGAGGATTAAGATTCAAATGGAAAGCAAAAGATTTGGATTTTAACACATGGGAAATGGCTCACTTCCGTCTATTAGGTGATGATAGAAAGCTTCCTTATGGTACGTCTATGTTGGAAAAAGCAAGACGTATTTGGAAACAATTATTGTTATCTGAAGATGCAATGTTGATTTATAGAACGTCAAGAGCTCCTGAACGTAGGGTGTTTAAAGTATTCGTAGGAAATATGGATGATAAAGATGTTGAACCATATGTACAACGTGTTGCGAACAAATTCAAGAGAGAACAAGTTGTTGATTCTAAATCAGGTAACGTAGATATGAGGTTTAACCAAATGGCTGTTGACCAAGATTATTTCATTCCTGTTCGTGACCCAGCACAAAGTTCTCCAATTGAAACTTTACCGGGAGCACAGAACTTATCAGAAATTGCCGATATTGAATATATTCAAAAGAAATTATTAACCGCTCTTCGTGTTCCTAAAGCATTTTTAGGATTTGAAGAACCGGTTGGTGATGGTAAGAACTTATCATTAATGGATATTCGTTTTGCTCGCACAATTAACAAAATTCAAAACTCTATGATTGCGGAATTAAATAAAATAGCAATTATTCACTTATTCTTATTAGGTTTTGAAGACGAATTAAATAACTTTACATTAGGTTTAACTAACCCGTCTACACAGGCTGATTTGTTAAAGATTGATGTGTGGAAAGAAAAATTCACTCTATATCAACAAGCGGTTACTGCGATTGAAGGTATTGCACCTACATCAGTATCTTGGGCTAAAAAACACGTTCTTGGTTTTTCAGATGAAGAAATTAAGTTGGATTTACAACAACAACGTATTGAAAAAGCTGTTGGTGCTGAACTTACAAATACGGCAACAATCATTACTCATACGGGTTTATTTGATAATATAGATACTCTTTATAAACCAAAAGCACCAGGAGCTCCTGAATCTGCAGGACCAGCACCTGAAGGTGGTGCTCCTCCACCTCCGGGTCCTGAACCTGGTGGTGCACCTACTCCTCCACCTCCTCCGGGTCCTGAACCTGGTGGTCCGGCCGGTGTTACACCTGAATCTGAAATAAAAGATAATTTGAGAATCCTTTTAGAAAATGATAGTTTAACTGAGGGTGATTCATTTATTGATTTATCAAAAGGAAGAAATTCTTTAGGTAAAATTGAAGAGGAATTGAATAAACTTCTTAATGGATA